CAGACCACCGTAGGAAACGATTGCCCCCACGGGGTAAGTCGTCTGAGGATTCCAAGCGGCTTGATCCGCCACTTGGAAGAACGGCCCCTCAAAGGATCCGTATTGGTTCGCCGCCGTGATGCTTACGATCTGTCCGACCGAATACTGACGGGTGTTGTCGTAGAAGCCCACGAACTGATTGGCTTGAATCCCTCGTGGGACGGGAGCCGATGTGAGATTCTGTGTCTCGGTCTCATAGACGATGAATCGTTGTGTGGGCTGGACGGAGAGATTGATCGTCCCCGCCGAACCGATGAACGACTGCTGATAGGGCACCGCCATTGAATAGGCCGTCAGATTCACATTGGTCTGCCCCGTCCCCGTCTGGATGCTCGGAATGAAGAGGGGAAGGTCACGATTCGCACCGTTCATCTCAAAGCGCACGATACTGAAGTAATAATCCGCCGCATTCTGGATCAGTGGCGCATCACGAGTCTCGTTAAACCGAATCTGAGGATCAATCACGGCCACGCCCGCAAAGGTGTTTGCCGTCGTGTTGTTGATGATGTCGGCATTGTAATACACATAGTCCGGCTGGTCCTTGTTGTCCCCGAACGCTTGAATACTGCTTGAGAACATCTCACTCTATACATCATCCTTAGATTTATTTGCGGAGTTTATCGTAAGTCAGCCCGCTCACAAAGTCGTCCGGGGACATCCCGCTTGAATCAACAATTGCCTTGTATTTCTTGAGCGAATACGGGGCATAGAGGCACCGGACGACTGCGTGCCGCCCACAAGTATTCACATCCGATTCGGTCTTCTGAAACGGAAAGGTATTGTAAAAGACTGGCTTTCCGGACTTTCGCATCAGTTCCGTAAGGACGGGCTGCCTTTGATTCAACTGATCCAGAAGCGCCGCCGGTGCGCCGTCCTTCTGCTCCTCGGGTGCTTCGCCATACGGATCAAAGAACTCAATGCCCTTCTTCTTGTTGAGGAGGCAACACCAATGACCCGCCGTCGGCGAACTCGTAAGGAAAAGCAAGATACAACGACCCTTTGCGTCAAAAATGTCGTTGATATCGTCAATCTCATTGAGTTGCGGGTAGGTTATGATGCTAATATCGTCACCCAGTATCTTGCGGATGTCCGCATCACTTAATGGATAGGATTTCACCTCACCGAGTCCTATGCGTCTCAACGGCATAGTTTCTTTCTTAGTCCTTAGAAAATGAATCACAGTAATCCATTTTCCAAGCAGAAGCAGAAGAAGCAAAAAGAGGCGATAGATGTGCCGTTAGAGAAGTTCAAACCGTTGAAGCCGCGCCTTAGCAAGGGCAGCGCAAAGGCCCTTGTGGAATCATCGTGTTCCGCTTCTGAAATAATGTGGATTGAACGATGGCTCACCAACCTCGTTCAAGAGCGCTCCTTGCCTCCACAGATCTGCGGTGTGGATGCCTTTGATGCGCTCACGCAGTATCTCGCACCCGCCGATGTCCTCAAGATTTTGGATACGATCCGCGCCGACTTTCTGACCGCACATCCTCAACGCAATCCACCTAAAGACGACTTTGACTTTTTGCTGGCCGTGGTGGGGGTGGAATAGTTTCTCCTACCCGGAGATGGCGGAGAAGGCCATTCCGCACACTTTGGAAATCTCAGATTTTGAGTCTCGCGAGGGGACTTTACGATTCGTCCATCTCCTCCATCTCCAGATAGTTCAAAATATTGTTATCCCATCAGCCCACTTACTCGTGCTTGCGCTCCAGTCCGATCAGATAGACTCCCGCACGGCAATCGGCTTCCACATAGTCCATCGCATCCTCATCCCACTCAAAGCCCTTGAAGGAATGGCTCTCGCGCTTCTGGACGACCCCGTTCATCTCCATCAGAGTCTTGAACTTCTGTGCCGACATATCGCTCGGCTGGGTCTTGGTCTCCGTGATGAACTGCTGCCGCACCTCCTCCGAGAGCAGTTTGAAACGGCGATCCGTGGGATCCTTGTTGAGGGTGTAGTTGGAGAGCAGCCACTCCTTGATCTGGTCGTTCTCCGCCAGATACTCATCCGTCCCCGCCTTGACGAAGGCCGGCTTCTCAATCGTGGAGCCGATCGTCTTGAAGGTCTCCAGCAACATCAGCACGAACTCTGCCCGATACGCGTCAGACTTGGTGATCTTGTCCTTCAGATCCATATCAATCGGTCGGTGGTGTGCCTCCGTGGGAGTCTCCACGAACTGATGCGGGAAGTTGATGACGACCATTCGGCGCTTGATGCCGCCGTCCAACTTGTTGAGTTTCGGCACGCCGTTACACTGGAGGAACAGTCCGAACTGCGGGACATAGGACACGGGGTCGCAGTAGAGCGCCCGCGCCACAATCGTGTCTCCGCCCGTGAGTTCCTTGATGATGCCCGCACGCAGTTTGTCCTCAGACTCCGGCTCTTGGGCTTGGACGAATCGCTTGCCCTTTGCGTGAGCGATCGGCGGATTCGGTGCGTCCGTCTTGTCTTGCGACTTGGTGAGGCAAGTGTGGGGAAGCGTATGGAAGTAGCCCGGATCACCGGGACTCTTCGCCTCCGTGAATGCGCGACTGATGAGCGCAGACAACAGACCCTTGCCGTTGCCGCCACGGCCCGTCCAGACATAGAACTCCTCAAAGCGCTTGCGCCCGTGGAGTTGGAGGGCAATGACCTTCATCACATACTCCACAACGCCAGCGTCCTCCCAGATGGAATACAAGACCTTCTGAATGTCGGCCCGAATGGCCGGATCACTCGTAGTCGGCGCGTTGTAACCGGTCGTCAGACAGATGTAGTCCGACGGCTTGATGGGGCGTGTGATGCCCGAGTCCAGATCCACGACCTTGTCCGCAAACGCAAACAGATGGCGAGACTCATCCATCTTGGTGTTGAGGTCGGGATCGTTGTAGTTGGCGGGGAGGAACGAGATCACTCCAGAGACAAAGGAAGCCATTCCAATGTTCTTGCCGAACGCCACGGCTTGCTTGATCCGCTCCTTCTCGCGCTCGTCCGTGCTGGTGAAGTCCAGACACGCTTGCGCCTCCTTCAACGCCAACTTCAGAGTGATGTTGATGTCGTTCATCATCCCCGGCGGCATCTTGTCGTAATGCTTCCACGCACCCGTCGGGAGCAACTGATACCATTTCGTGGAATCGTTGTAAGCGTAGGCATCGGGCTTCTGATTGTAGAAGAACCGAGCCGTCTCTGCGTGATTGGCGTTCTGGATCAGCGTCCAGAAGTCCGTGCGGCTCGGAAGCAGTTCCGCATAGACCGCCGGGTTGTCGGCCTTTAGCATCTTCCAGAGAGTGGCGATCGTCAGATTGCCCTTCTTGAACTTCGTCCAGCGTTCCATCGCGTAGTTGCGAGTCCCCGCTTGGAAATGCTTGGAGCGCTTGGATGCCTCAAACCACACATCAAACTCCGCCCCCTCGTTGAAGCAGATGATGCCGATGCGGATCCAGTCGTCATAGCAATCCATCCGCTTGTCTGAGAGACCCGCGATGACCTTGCGAAGCAACACCGACTCCCCCGCATCGGGGTCGCCGGTCTCGGCCGAGTCCGAATCGTCCTCTGCGGGCTTGGGCGCACGCACAACGATCAACGGCTCCGCCGGCTCGGGCAGCGCCTCCGAGTCCTCGGGAATGTGCGTGATGAGCGTGTCCTCGGGTGACTGCGCCGCATCCCACAAGACATTCGGACGAGTCTCGCCGTCCTTGGAGGTATTCCACATCCGCATCTTACGACCTTTCGTATAGACGCTTGAATCCACACCGATGTAGGTGCTGGACTTGTCGCATTCCTTGTCCGGGCGAACCGGCACATAGTCTGCGAGCAACTCGGATAGTTGCGGGAGCAGCGTCTTGAAGACATACTCCTTGATTGCTGACTTGCTCCCGTGCTTCTTCAGCAGCGTGAGCCGGAATGAGAGTTTGTTCTTCTTCTCAGTTCCGAAGTGGTAATGCGATGCCGACATCAAGGAGTGTTCGTCCTTGAGACCCAGTGATATGCCGGTCGCAATGTTCTCCACCAACTCATCAAAGTCCGATTGGCTACAACCGATCGCAGCCCCGTCCAGATCCACATACACCCGATTGGGACCCGCGTCCGAAGTGCGTTCATAGCAGTCGGTGCGGGCCGTCAAATACTCGGGGATGTCCTCAAGGGGGATGGTTGCGAAGAGTTTGTTGGACGACAGAAGCCCGTGGGTGATCTCAATGCCGGACATCTTCTCTGATATAATGGGTGAAGATTTATTTAGACCCCCAACCGCGCCGGGGCCTTCAATTTTGGCCGTCGCCGGGGACTTGCGGGGGGGGAGTCCGATCAGAGCGTCCATCTCCTCCACTGAGGGAATGTGGAAGTCGTCGTCAGAAGCGTATTGGATCACAGTGCGGGGGTCGTTCATCATCGTGCGGGTCTGCCCCCCTCCCCCGCCGCCGGAGGGCCGTCATATTTTTCCCCCATCATATGACTCATCGCTACAGCGAAATCGCTGTGTGGGTAGTTTGAGTGGAGATGGCGGAGATGGCCGTTTCGCTGACTTGCCTCGGGAGGGGGTGGATCGTGGATTCCCCAAAGTGTGCGGATTGGCCTTCTCCTCCATCTCCACTGAACCAAAAATGGTTTTGTGTTTTGTTTTGGGCCTTGCGGCTTTTTGTGCTTTTTGTTTTGTTATTGAGTTCGCGCGGGTGGATCATCACTTGCCGAAGAGTTGGACGCTCCAGCCGTCCATCCCGTAGGTGACGCACATAGTGGTGATGCGGCCGGCCTCGTGGAGTGCCTTCCACTCGCCGCGGAACTTGCGGATGGCCGTCAGCATCGCGTTGATTTGCGCGCGCTTTGCCGCGGGCATCGGCAACTGATCCTTCAGCAAGTCCCTCCAGAACTTGTCGTTGTCGGGCTTGACGAACGCCCAGATCAGCATCACATTGGCCCAGTCCAGCACCTTGCGATTCCGCATCGCCAAGGCGAGGAACGGCTTCGCGTCGTTGTGCTCCCACGCGTGCTTCATCGTGAGATAGGCCATCTTCATATCACCGTCGTGGAACGCCTCGTCCAGTTCGTAGTGATAGGCGCAGTCACTGATGAGCGCCAGAAAGTGGATCAGCATCCCGCCGCTGGTATCGTCCTCCCCCTTCAGCGCGAAGAGCGACAGTTCCTTCGGCTTCTCGCAAGGCGTGCCGGTGGGATACGCGAACTTGCTGATGATCTGCGAAGGGACCATCGTGGAAGTGGAAGAAGTGGAACGAGTGGCGGACATTTTGAAAGAATGAATGAGCCGGAAGTGGGATGATGTGTCGTGTATCGTCCCACGGTCCATCCTCCCCGGCCAAAGGGCCGTCAATTTTTACCAGACACACCCCCACAGCGAATCGCTGTGGTATATCACACCCCGCACAGCGGTTCGCTGTAGGGGGGGGTCTCGGTAAAAGTTGAAGGGTCTGCCGGCCCCCTTGACCGTCTGTGGGAACACGATTAGAAGACTATCCGTTCCTAGACCCGCCTCCGTTCTTACAATGCCCGCCGTTCTTTCCGTCCCTATCAAGACCCCCGCCTCCAAGGTGCTGGCGACCACTAGCCCCCACATCCGGACTCAGATGATTGAGTTCCTCAAGACCATCAAGCCCGAGTTGGAGGACTTGGGCGGCTGCGGCTCGGACTATAGCCACAAGCAGAAACTCACGGGCGAGATCACTGAGATTGACCGCACCTTCATCAAGGATGTGCTGGCGAAGATCCAGAAGTCCGGCACCGGCACTGGCTGGGATGTGTGCTGCGACTTCCGCGGCGCAGACATCAACATCTGGGTGGAGCAGCCCGAGCCGGACATTAGCGATGTCGTCTATGAGGTGGATGAGTTGCTGGAGCAACTGGAGGACGACTCGGACTCCGACGACTCGGACTCGGACGACGAGTAAGCGCCCAGCCACCCACTCAAAACTCAAAACAAAAGACAAAAGCACAAAACCCAAAAAGCCGCAAGGCAACCAAAATATTTTGGTTTTTGTTTTGGTTTTTGAGTTGATCTCGGAGTGTGTTACATCCCGAGGTCAGCGCGACGGCCTTGGCCGGGTGCGATCCCCACACGGCGGATGCGGGCCATCAGTGCCTCGCGTGCTGGCTCTGGCTCTGGCTCTGGCTCGG